TGGTCTAGGCGTTTGTCAAAGGACTATGAAATTAAAACTTTTTACCAAGAAAATGTTTGTATCATTTCCAATTTACAAACCCTGTTGCGTAGATTTTAGCTTGTGAAGACAGGTTCTTAAAATCAATAACACATGATATATGGCAAACCGAAACATTGTCACTGATTTCAAGGCTTAAAAACATTCGTATTGAACCGTGCTCAAAAATCGTTACTGATAAGCAAAATAAGCAGTTAACGCTTTCGGCAGTTATGTTTTACGACTGCCGAAACAGTTATCCACAAAACATAAATTTCGTTCATGGTCAGAAAATTGTTTTTAATGATAAGCAATATACAATTGAAGTTATTGAACCTCTGTATGACGGCACAAAACTTCATCATTATGAACTGGGGCTGATATAATGAATGTTGAAATTTCGGTAAGTATGAATATTTCAGCTGTCGAAGAACGTCTGAAAGCATCAGCTGACAGAGCTTTGACAATAGTTACAGAGCAGGCGTTAAAGGATTGCAATTATTATTGCAAGCAAGACCAAAGCGGTCTTATTAACAGCAGTTTAATGCATAGTGAACCTCAAAAAGGTTTAATGCGTTGGAAAACACCATATGCAAGAAAGCAATATTATCTTAATTCGGTTCGCAGAGATATTAATCCTAACGCACGAAAAATGTGGGCTCATTATGCTACAAGTATTCACGGAAACGACTGGCTCAAGGCAATGCAGCAGCTTTTTTCAAGATATGCAAAGGAGGGACGTTGATGCAGCATGATGTTCTATCATATATCTCTGATCTGACAGGTGCAGAAATAGGACAGCTTTCTGAAAGTGAAAGCATAACTGTTCAGCTTGCTCCTTCATCATCAGGCGAAAAATATCTTGACGGTTCCGGCAGTGATAATATATCTCTGTTGTTTTTATGTAAGAATAAAAATCAACAGACTGCATTAAAATCTCTTGAGCAAATTTGCAGTCATCTTACTCACATAAAAAAGCATTCACATGAAATATATAATCTTTACGTGGCAACTCAGCCAAACTATGTGGATCATGTGGGGGATTTCTGGATATACTCATGTATAATTAATTTTAAGTATTACAACAAGGAGGTTTTCTAAATGTCTGATACTATTGCACTTAATTATGATTACTCATTTAAAATCAATACAACACCAAGCTCTGAAACATCCTCTATGGCTGTTATAGCTAAAGGATTTGATAATGTTTCAGAGGCTCTTAACGAGGTTCTGTATCAGAATGCATTTCTTGGTGACTCAGGATACGGTTCGACATATGTTACAGGCGGACAGATTATTGTAACTCTTTCCGGTACAAGAATTGTAGGTGATGCAGCACAGGATTATATTTTCAGTGATGCTGTTTATTACAATTGGGGTAAATCAAGAGAAAGCAATATTGAAATGAGCTGCCCGGACGGAACAACGATAACCTGTCCTGTTACACTTGCTAAAATAGCACGTTCAGGAGGTGCTGCTAATAATGGTACGTCAATTTCTGTTGAAATACACTTTAACGGAAAACCGACAATAGCAGAATCAACTGAATAATCAAGTTAATATTTTAAAGCGTTTTGAGAAATCAGAACGCTTTTGTTGTATATTGAGGAGGAACACTTATGGCTTATAAAATAAAAAAGCAGCACAATATCATTGAGGATATAGAACTGCTTGCGGAAGACAATTCAGTTTCAATGACAATTCATGTAGATATTAATCCCGATGCAATAGCTAAAGATTATCGTCATATTCAACTTGAGCTTATTCATGCTCAAAAAGCTGTTAACAACAAATCTAATGATGCATTTGAACAATTTGAAAAAGCTGTAATATCAATGTTCAATTTAATCTTTGGTGAGAAAAATACTGATAAGCTTCTTGAATACTTTGATGGTGAATATACAGAAATGTCCGTTCAGCTTGCACCGTTTATAACTAACGTGGTACAACCTGCAATAAAACAATCGGTCAAAAATAAAAAAAGCATTATAGCAAACAACTATAATCTCAGCAGAGCTCAGAAAAGGAAACTTGGACTGTGATTTTTGATATATCAAAGGCTTTGCCTAACAAAACTGTATATAACGGTAAAACTTACAGACTTAATCTTACACTCAGTAATGTGCTTAAAGTTTATGGGATACTGCACGAAGATGAGATTTTAAGTGAAGAAATAAATGCTTTCGCATTAGCATTGCTTGTGAAAGAAAAAAATCCTCCGCCTCTTCTGTTAGAACATATATTTAATGAATACATCAGCATAACAAAGAAGTCATCGAGAAGTACTGAACTTCGTATTGTAGATTTCAGGCAGGACGGAATATATCTTTATTCATCATTTTTACAGGATTACGGTATCGATCTTGTCAAAGAAAGCAGACATATGCATTGGTGGAAATTTGTATCACTCTTTCAAGGACTTTCTGAAAAAACAAAGATGCGTGAAGTTATGAGAATACGCTGTCAGAAAATACCTGAGAGTAACAAAAACAATAATGAATATATTGCTAATCTTATTGAACTAAAGCAATATTATGCACTGGAATTGTCACAAAGCGAAAGAGAAACTAATTTTAAACATGGTCTTGCAGGACTTGCTGAAACTTTAAAAGCAAAAGCAAAAGCATAAAGAGAGGTGATTTTTATGCCTGAAGCTGATGGTGAAGTTGTATATCAGGTACGAGCTGATACAGAAAGTTTACATGAAGATTTAGATAAAGCACATAGCGAAGCAAAAAAAGGAGCAGAAAAATTAAAGTCATTGGCAGGCGGTACAGCTAAAGCTGTTGGCGTAGGTTTTGTTGCTATAGGCACTGCTGCTGTTACTGCAGGCGGCTATGCTGTTAATCTTGCAAATGATGTTGATAAAGCTATGAACAGCTTTGCAGCATCAACAGGTGCATCAAAAGCTGAAATGGAAGATTATCAGAATGTGCTTGAAAAGATCTACGCCAATAATTACGGCGAAGATTTTCAGGATATAGCTGACAGTATGGCACTTGTAAAGAAAAACCTTGGTGATTTGTCAGATGAACAACTGCAGAATATCACTGAATCAGCGTTTACTTTACGTGATACTTTTGAGTATGACATAACTGAATCATCACGAGCTGCAAAAGCAATGATAGATAATTTTGGCATATCGGGTGAAGAAGCCATGAATCTCATTGCTGCCGGTGCACAAAATGGTCTCGATTACTCAGGAGAACTTATTGACAGCATAAATGAATACTCTGTTCAATTTGCCAAAATCGGCTTTTCTGCTGATGATATGTTCAAGATCTTTGAAAAAGGTGCAGAAAGCGGTGCATTTAATCTTGACAAGGTTGGTGATGCTGTCAAAGAATTTTCAATTAGAGCGATTGATGGTTCTGATTCAACCAAAGCCGGATTTACATCTTTGGGTCTGAACGCTGATGAAATGGCTGCTAAATTCAGTAAAGGCGGAGAATCGGCAAAGTCAGCATTTAAGGAAACTGTAAAAGCACTTGCAAGTATTGAAGATCCTCTTGCACAAAATACAGCCGGAGTAAATCTTTTTGGTACAATGTGGGAGGACTTGGGTCCGGAAGCAGTAAAAGCTCTTGCAGATATTGAAGACGGTGCATATGATACCGGTGATGCGCTAAATGAAATCAAAAAAGTAAAATATAATGATCTAAGTTCAATGCTTGAAGGATTGAAACGTTCTGTTGAGATGCTTGCAGTTCCGTTGGGAGAAATGCTGATACCTGTACTTAATGATATTATACAGGATACACTTCCCCTTCTTCAGGAACTTCTTCCAATCTTAATTGAAAATATCGAAGAATTTTTACCGCCATTGCTCCAAACAGCTCAGGAGATTTTACCTGTTATACTGGATTTGATAAATCAGCTTATGCCTGTAATAACACAGATGATGAACGAAGTTCTTCCGCTGTTACTTGAAGCAGTTCAGCTTTTACTTCCTGTATTTATGCAGATAATTCAGGAATTGCTTCCGCCGATGATTGACCTGTTTACACAGCTTATGCCGATTATCATTGAGCTTGCATCTGCTTTAATTCCACCTCTTGTGGCGATTTTTGAAGCCCTGATTCCCGTTATTCTGCAAATAATTGATGCACTTCTTCCGCCGCTTATAGATTTGTTCAAATCATTAACACCTGCAATAGAAGCATTGACACCTGTTATTGAAGTATTGGCAAAATGCTTTTCAAAAACATTAAGTGAGACAGTAAAAAATGTAATGCCCATAATTGAGAGCATTATCGATGTATTAAAAAATGTCATAAACTTTATTTCCGATGTATTTAAAGGGGATTGGGATGCAGCGTGGAATGACATAAAAAATGTAGTAGTCAGCATATTCAATGGCATTATTTCAGCAATACAAAGCGGAATAAACGGAGCAATCAGATTAATAAACAGCATGATAAACGGTGTTAATAAAATAACAGGCGTTGTAGGACTTCCGGAAATTCCAAATATATCTGATGTTTCACTTCCTAAGTTCCATGCAGGAGGTATTGTTGATTTTTCAGGTAATTTTGAAGGACTTGCTATGTTGAAGTCCGGAGAAATGGTACTTACTTCCGAACAGCAAAAAAGACTTTTCGACATAGCAAACGGATTTAATTATCCCATGCTCAGTGAAGGTTACAGCAGTGTAAACAATCAGTCAAGTGTGGTAATTAATAACAATCAGGTTTATAACGTCAGAGATGAATATGACATACAACGTATATCAGAAGATATAAACACACTTGAAAAACAATTAAAAATGGGAAAGGGAGGATAATATGTATTTTATTTTTAACGGTAAAAGCTCTGAGGAAATGAACTTAAAAATTATTGAATTTTCCCCTCCTTCGAGAGCAGCACGACTAAACGAACAAATAACCATACCCGGAAGAGCAACCCCGGTCACAATTCTTAAAGACAACTATGTAAAAACTTCAATTTCAGCTAAATTTGCTCTTTTTGACAGAACAAAATATCGTGATGTTTTGAGTTGGCTTTCAGGAAGTGGAAAATTAATTTTCAGTGATGAAGATAATCTTTACTATAATGCATTTTTTTGTGAGGAAATTCAAACAACAAGAATTGACAATAGTGTATTTGAGCTTGAATGCAAAGTGGAATTTGATCCGTTTGCCTATTCTGTTGCTGAGAAAATCATAGATTTGACAAATGCAACAAGTTATATTGAAGTTCAAAATTCAGGAAGCATGATAGCTGAACCGATTATTACATTCACACCGTCTGAATCCGAAAGCGTGACGATTGATACCAATGGTTTGATACTTAATATTGATATACCGCAAGAAGCTGAAACAATTGTAATAGATAGTTCTTTGCTGATTATTTACTATATTACAAGTACTAATGAAAAGGTAAATTTAATGCCGCAAACTGTTGGCGACTTTCCACTTTTAAATATTGGTAAAAATTATATAAAGCATTCAGGTGGTATATCAGCAATAAATATTAATATCAATGAGAGGTGGCTGTAAATGACAGGAACAGGAACGGAAACAGATCCATTCGTAGTAGATTCATGGAGTGAATTTGTATCTGCAAATGCTGGCAATTCTCAAAAATTTATTAAATTTGCAGACTCTGATAATAAAACAATTGATTTTAATGACATATCTTCAGCCGGTATGGACACGATTGTGATAAAAAATTATATTGATTTCAATGACTGGACACTAATGAATTTTTATACTGAATCACAAACAGCATTAAAAATTGAAACGATAAGAGAGGGATATTTTAGAATAAAAAATCTAAACTTTTTAAATTTTTATCATCGAGCTTCAAAAGCTACATTTATATTACTGATGGATTACGAAAGTGCATCTTCTACTTTTATGCGTAATGTAATGATTAACTGCAAGTTTTCAGGATGTGTAGACTACAATGGCGAATCATATTTTATTAGAAACTATCGAAAAGTAATTTCAAAAATAATTGGCTGTTCTTTTAATATTGAAGGTAAAAGTGATAATGATTTAACTCTTATATTAGGTACTTCTGGCAATCCATTTACAGACTATGAAATTGTCAATAACACTTGACACATTAACCGCAAGGATTTTAAAGCTAAGCAGCGATAGTCAAATCAGAATAGAACCTACGCCGTTTTACAGCTGGTGGGATCCCACCGATTGCCGAGCA